CATAGTCGAAAGACGGCTCAAGTGGACAACGAACGAACCTCCGATGGTAAGTTCACAGGTCAAAGGGGCAGAAATGGTAGATAATTGCCATGTAACCCATATGGGGGGTCTATTTTATGCAACTAATCGCTCCTATACCGTGGGTGTAGTTCTGTCTTTTTATTTGCATTTCAATTATAAGGGGTTATTCATTGCCAAATAGAAGGTTGCCTAGAGTTATAAAACTTCAACGTGGAACATTAAATACTACTAGAGAAGTCTCCCAAGAGCCAGAACCTTTTGGTGATGATGTCGCTCGCAAAGCTCCGAACTACTTAAACAAACATGCTAAAAAACATTGGAACGATCTTGCTCAAGAATGTATCGACATGGGAACTCTCAAGAATATTGATTGGGACATGTTCCAAGCTCTCTGTGAATCATGGGGAGAGTATCGAGAATGTTATGAATCTATATATTTTTATCTCGATGAAAGTGGAAAGAGAAAGCGAAGAACTATTGGCCAGTATATGGACGGCAAGAATTCTCAGACAATTCCAGAATATACAGCGATGAGGAAAGCTCTTGTCGAATATAGGTCTCTTGCAGCTCTCTTTGGAATTGGTGCATCTAATCGAAACAAGATTGATCTCAAGGAAAAGAAACAAGCTCCTACAGCAACGGAAACTCTACTCATGGAGGTGTCTGGTTGAACGAATTCTTGGCTCTCGAATATATCGACAAAGTTCTCTCAGGCAAGATAACAACTTGTTCATGGGTGAAATTTGCTGTCAACCGACATGTTCAAGATTTGAAGGATTCGAAAGGTAAAGACTTCCCCTACTATTTCGATGAGAAATCAGCTCAAAGAGTTATCATGTTTGCTCAAGACCAACGTCACACAAAAGGTGAATGGGCTAAGCAGAGATTAAAGCTTACTCTCGAACCTTGGCAACAATTCATTATCTGGGTGATCTTTGGATGGAAGCGAAAAGGACTCAACACCAGGAGATTCACAAAAGCATATATCGAAGTAGCTCGAAAGAATGGCAAAACAATGCTTGCTGCTGTTCTTGCGAATTATTGTTTCTTTGCTGACGGTGAAGAAGGTGCAGAGATTTACTTCTGTGCAACAAAAAGAGATCAAGCAAAAATTGGTTGGTCTGATGCAAACGCCCAAATCCAGAAAAATTCAGCCTTAAAAAACAGAACCTCAACATACAAAATGAGCTCAACTGTTATTAAAACAGGCACAACTTCTCTCATGCGACCTGTAGGCCAAGATTCTGACACAGAAGATGGCCTCTCTCCTTCATTTGTTCTTATCGATGAATATCATGCTCACAAGAGCTCTGATTTATTGAATGTCATGCAAAATGGAATGGGAGCTCGTTCACAACCTTTGATGTTCATTATTACAACAGCAGGCTTTGACAAGAACGCTCCATGCTACAACGAAGAAAGAATGATGGTAACAGGAATCCTTGACGGCTCAATCTCCCCTCCTCCAGACGAGGTGTTTGGAATTATCTACACTCTCGATGAACAAGACGATTGGGCTGATGAAAAAGTATGGATAAAGAGTAACCCAAATCTTGGGGTTTCAGTTTATCCAGAATTCCTCAAAAGCCAAGTAAGACAAGCCATAGCCTCCCCTTCTAAGCAGAATGATGTTAAGACAAAGAACTTCAACATCTGGACTCAAGCTGCTTCAAGATGGATTGGTGCTGAGGTATGGGATGCTTGTGGTGGAGAAGTACCTTTCTTGTCTGGCCGAGTCTGCACAGGAGCTTTCGATTTAAGTTCGACTACTGACCTCACAGCATGGGTGCTGTCTTTCCCTCCTGCTGACAGTAAAATTGATGCAAGGTACACCCTGCTGTGCAGGTTTTTTCTTCCATCTGACGACCTTATCGACAGAGAACGAAGGGACAAAGTTCCATACAGATTATGGGCTGAACAAGGATACTTAACACTCACTCCAGGGAATGTAATTGATTATTCCTATATTGAATCACAAATACTCAAAGACGCAGAAGAATACGACCTTCAAGATATAGCGTGTGACCCATATAACGCAAAGCAGACAATTCTCAGACTCCAAGACGAGGGTTTGGAGTTGTCATTATTCCGTCAAGGTTTTATCTCAATGTCTGGACCGACAAAAGACTTTGAAAGAAAAGCTTTATCACAAGAATTAAATCATGGCGACAATCCAATTTTAAGGTGGATGATTTCATGTACCGAAATTGGAAGCGACCCAGCAGGGAATATCAAACCAATAAAACCAGAAATGAAGAAAACAGGCAAACGTATTGACGGTGTTGTCGCTTCAATCATGGCCATTGACAGAAGCTCGATATTATTTGCCGAGACTTCACCTTATGAGGGCAGAGGAGTGAGAGCTATATGAGCATAGTTAATAGATTGAAAATGGCGACAGTAGCTTTCAGGAGTGGCTCTCAGTCATGGGATACGTTAAAAGCTATCATGGGAATGAATAAAAGCAATTCAGGTGTCGAAATCAATTCAAATTCAATTCTTACCCTGTCGGCCGCTTGGAATGCACAGGTGATCACCAGCGAAACAATGTCAACAGTTCCTCTTCAAATCTTCAAAAAAGATTCTAAAGGAAGAGAAGAATATAGCGACAATTCACTTTATGAGGTCCTGCATTTACAAGCAAATCCAACAGAGTCAGCTCAAACTTTTAGACAACGTTTTGTATGGGATTTAGAACTTTATGGAATAGCTCTTGCAGAGATTATTAGAGACGGACAAGGAAGAATAAGACGGCTTTGGCATATTCCATCAAGCGATTTATCAGATATAGAGCTTCGTGGTGAGGAGCTATGGTTCCACATCAATCAAATTTGGATGCCAGCAAGCAAGGTTTTCTATTGCTACGGACCAGGGCAAAATGGACTATCTCCAAGATCAAGGCTCAAAGTGATGAACGAAACAATCGGCCTTGGAATGGCTGCTAATGAATTCGGATCTCGCTTCTTTTCAAATGGAACTCATCTTGGTGGTTTTATTGAATATCCTAAAAAAATGTCAGACATAGCATTCAATAGGGCAAAAGCTGATATAAACGATAAATATCACGGATTGGGGAATGCTAACAAATTGATCTTCTTAGAAGAAGGCTTAAAATACCAAAAATCTGGAAACACGAACAACGATTCACAATTTCTTGAGACAAGGCAGTTCCAGATTGGCGAAGTGGCTCGATTCTATAACATTCCACAGCACCTTCTTGGTGATTTAACAAATGCAACCTTCTCCAACATCGAACATCAAGGAATCCAAGCTGTCCGATATTCTTGGAGACCAAGAGCAATAAGAATTGAACAGGCTATCAACTCACAACTCATAAATAAATATGACAGAAAATCAATATATGTCGAACATAATTTGAATGGACTTATGCAAGGCGACCTAAAAAGTCAAATGGACGCATGGCATCTTGGAATCCAAGACGGGATATTCAACGCAGATGAAGTTCGCTCTTGGCTCAACATGAACCATCAACCAAATGAACAGGGTGGAATTTACTTCATGCCAGCCAATATGTACAACAAACAAGACGTAAAAGACGGTAAAACGCTAAAAAGTGATAGCAACCAACGTAATAAGGAAGAAATTGTTGAAAAAAGCAACTATTTGCCAGAATCCATCAATAAACCTACTACTATTGACGGTTTCAGAGCTTACGCATCTTCTCTTATTCCTTCCTTCGTAGAAGAGTATAAAAGTCGTTTTGACGAGCCTGCTTACACAAAAAGCATTGAAAAACTCATTTCTTCACTTGAAAAACGGTCAAAAGATGGAATCGGTGACGAATTTGATCGAATGAGGAATGCGTTCAAGTATTCAGCCATGCAGGCTTCTGGAGTCAAGAAAGGTGTCTGGAGAAGCAAGCCAGATTGTCCTTATTGCCAACACTTAAACGGTCAAACAAGAAATATAAACGAAACTTTCATAGATGGAATCAGACACCCTCCAATAGTCTCTGGTTGCACCTGTGATATTGAGGAGGCTATTTGATGAAAAACATAGAGAGAAGATTTCTAAAAGTCGAAGTAAGAGCAGAAGAAAAAGAAGATGGGATGATTATTGAAGGAACTCCTATCGTCTACGACCAAGAAACTGACATTGGTTGGTTTAGGGAAAAGATTGCTCGTGGTTCTGCCACAAATGCACTCAAAACAAGTGATATATTCCTTCTATTCAATCACGACTCTAACAAACCTCTTGCTCGAACAAAAAATGGAACACTTGAAGCGTGGGAAGAGGAAGATGGTGTCCACATGAGAGCTGACCTTTCAAAATCAACTCTAGGACCAGATATGTACAAAGACATCAAAGCAGGCCTTATCGACAAAATGAGTTTTGCTTTCACAGTCGAAAAACAGACCTGGATAGAAGAAGAAGGGAAAAGTGATTTAAGGATTGTTGACGAGATCAAAGAACTCTTCGACCTATCCCCAGTCACGTATCCTGCTTACCAGCAAACAGAGCTTGTTGCAAGAAGTGCCGAAGGTATTGCCGAGGAACACAAAGCCTCAACGGAGGTGGAGGACTCTGAGCCGTCAGAGCCACAAGCAGACCCTGTCGAAGCACTAGAACCATACGAGCTTGAAATAAATCAAATACTAGGAGAAATCTAATGGACAAATTACAACAAAAAAGAGACGAAGCTGCTGTAAAAATGAGATCGCTTATTGATGTAGCTAAAAAAGAAAACAGAGGGATGACTAGCGAAGAAAGAAACAGCTACGACTTATGTCTCGCTGCCATCCAAGAAGTAGACCAAATCAGAAAAGCTGAAAAAGAGACTGCCGAAATTGAAGCTACTCAAGAGCTTGAAGCCAGAATGATTAATACTCTTCAAAAAGCAACCCCTGCTGAGATTGATTATTTCTCACGATTTGTTAGAGAAGGTAACAAAGATGGCTTAGAGTATCGAAACGAATCTCGATCAATGTCAAGCTCAAGCGGTTCAACTGGTGGATTCCTTGTTCCTGAGAACTATGCAAAAACACTCAGAGAATACATGTCAACCGACAATGTAATTCGACAACTAGCAACAGTCGAGCAATGGGCATCAGACGGAGCATTCCCTGTTGTTTCAAGTTTTGGGACTTCCTATCTTGTTGGTGAAGGTGACGGAGTGACAGAAACAACTGTAACCATCGGACAGAAAACCATCACAGGTTATCAGTTCATGTATGCAGTAGATGTTCCTGTTGCGTTACTTAATAAGTCAGCATACCCTCTCGAATCAAAACTCATGCAATGGATGGCAAAATCTATTACTGAAAAACAAGAGGACTATTTCGCTGACGGCTCTGGCTCAGGTGAACCTATGGGTTTAGTTGATGGAGCTACTCAAGGGACAGCAACCGCAGCGAACGGAGCAATAGCAGCCGATGACGTTATGAATTGGTACAGAGATGTTCCTTTCAAATATCGCAAGAATGCAACTTGGTTGATGAACGATGCTTCAATCGGATTAATCGCAAAAATCAAAAACAGCGTGACAACTTCTGGAGCTTTGAATTATGTGAACTTATTTGTTCCTGGTCTTGGTGGAGCACCTGACACTATCCTCGGACGTCCTGTCTATCCAAGTGCTGGATTTGCATCGCTTGCAGCAGGCGAAGAAATCGGGGTATTCGGTGATATTTCTCAATATATCATCGCAGACTTTGGAGCTCCAACTTTGATTAGAGACCCTTATACAAAAGCAAAATACAACGAAGTGAGCTTTGTCGGATGTTACATCACTGACACCGCTCTCCCTGTTGCCGAAGCTGTAAGAACTCTCAAAATCACATCTTAGGAGGTGTAAAATGGCTAATAGATTAGTTGACAAATATCGAATAGATGTACCTATCGTGGCAACTAGTGTGAGCAACACAACTGCTACTGGAAGGTATGCACCGATGGCATATTGCAAGAGAGCATTATTTGCTCTCTCAGTTGGAGCTATGGCAGCTTCAAAAACTGTAAAACTAGAAATATTTCAAGGAACAACTGAGGCTGGTGGTTCAGGTGAAGCGATAACTTCACTAACAGCAACAATCACAGCTAATACAAAAGTAAAGAAAGCAACTGTCGCTCTGGCTTCTGTCGGAACTGGCGACACAGTAACAGTCACATCCTATCTCGGTGGAGTTTTGGCCGATACAGCAGTTTTTACGAAAGGTG